AGAAAATGGTATCCAGAGTACTTTATGGGCGAATATCTGCCTTTCTCTAGTGAGCCCTTAGTACTGTGGTACCGTTTTCGAAGAGCACAGTCAAACTAACGGAACGAGTCTTGCGTTGGAACTGTCGCTGGAGTACTAGGTGCTTTCCCTAGTGGAGGTCTCGAGGGGCACTTTCCGAGAGGGCGCAGTTTATACTCCAGTGCTCTCTGTGCTATTTTGCCGGCGACGAGTATATAACGAGCAGAAGACAGGACCGATGCCTTTGCCACTGGTGAGTACGTAGGTATCCAGCAAAATCTTCTCTCCAGTGGCATGAGCGCCGGTGACCCGACTGGTTTGCGCTCTTTAGGGTCACCGTTGCGGCAGTCCGTGTGTCTTGCGAGACGGGGTATACTCGAAGCAAAAGAGGGTCCAGTGTCATCGTGGTGACTGGGAGCGTATTTGTTTGTGCATCCCAGTCAACATGATGACGGTTCACAGCGCTCCCCCATGAGCAGAGCGAATGTGGGACCGCCCTTTTGCGACTCGCGCCCCGCAGCGAGGTATCGAGCGGAGGGACTGCTGAGCGGCTCCGCAGGGAGCAAGCGACCGGAGGAGATAGGACACACGTGCTTGAGCAAGAAATGCCTTTCTTGCGATGTTGTCCTGCGAAGCTAAGGTGGGGGTTTGGGGGCGAGCTGAGCCCCCATGTTGGGTAGCATGGCGCTTTCGCGCCGTTCATTATTGATAAGAGGAGGCGTCAGCCTCTTCCTAGGTAGCCATGCCTCTGCTCTTATGCCCGAGAGAGTGAGCTCGAGGGCCGGCGCAGGAGAGTGAGCTCCGGAGCCGTCACTATATTAAGATTTACATTATGTCGGATCTTATACCAGTTCGATTTTGGGGTTTGTGCGGGGTTTTGGGTTGGTCTTTTAAAAACACCACTCTGGTGTTTTTGGGGTTCCCCAGGGGCGCAGCCCCTCGGTTAAACAGGCGAGCGCAGCGAGCTTATGTTATGTACGTGCGAGCGCAGCGAGCCTAGCACGAGGCCCCCGTGGCCGAGTGCCTATGTGCGAGGTGAGCTACACGAGGCCCCATAGGCCGAGTGTGTGCTATACCGAGCACCAGACCACCATGGATCAAATAACGAGCAAGCGCCAGCCGTGCTAAGTTTAGTTAGCACGGCGATAGTTGCGAGTTATGCAGAGACATGCGAGTGAGCCCGAACGTACCGATATGGGTACGAGGCGAACGAGCCCTGACGACATACCACCTGTACTTCTTAGTGGTATGGAGGCAGGGGTGGTCTATGTCTTTACTTAACACCACTGATAGTGGTGTTGGGGTTCCCTAGGGGCGCCAGCCCCTCGGTTTATTATCGGGACACTAAGGACTCTTCTCTTAAGGCGTAGATCTAGGTTGTGATAATACAGCTGAACGCCGTGTAAAGCTTTTTAGAGCGCTCTTATGGGGTTCCCTAGGGGGCGAAGCCCCCTCGGTCATATCCGCTTTTCATGCTTTTGTTTTTCTATTATGTCTTTTAACAAACTCTTTATAAGAGTTTGTGTATTATGCTCTTGAGCACCGGCGAGCGTGCCCTGGCTTTTTAACAGAGATATAGCGAGCCGGTGGGAGGGTTCACCCGACTCTGCCGCTTGCGGCAGACAGTACTGAAAAAAAGGTACCTAGGGTGGGGGGTTCACTGTTGAAATTAATGACTATACCTCCACATCCACATACACCCGACGAAGATAAAACTCTAACCAAAAGGGGTGGTACTCACTTCAGGCCATACACGTCGGAAACTGGAAATAATCCCGGGAGGGGTGAATTTATCAACTATACGAAAATGTAGCGTCGGAAACAGTTTTCGGCATCGGAAACACTTTACTAGAGTAGGTATAGACTTATCATCTTTTAAAGATAGGCTGATAAACTATGACCAATCTATACGTATTATGAGGAACTAGAGCCATTTCACTTGACTACTCATACGTATATGATACAATCCTCTTAACGACTCTTTCCTAGGAGGGAAAATGGAAAACTTTCTTACCGTAGCAGGAGTTACCTCAATCCTGGTCTTCGTCATTACTCTCGTTCTGCAGTACTTCCCTAAACTTCGGGTGAAGTGGGCGGAACTTGCAAGCAATGTGAAGATGCTATTGATCCTTGGAGCTTATATCGTCATTGGTGCTGTTGTTGCTTTTGGTGGATGTGTTGCCCTCCTGGCAGGGCTGATCCCACAACTACAATGCGTTGATGCGCCGACCTTTGTACAGTATGCATTTGCTGTGATGGTCGCTATAGGTGCTGGACAGGGAGTGTTCTCACTTCTACCAGAACTCAAGGATGTTGAAGGCGCCAAGATCGAGAGATCATATTAATGTTTGAGGCGCTGATAATTGCAGGGGTCATTGCGACCTCTGCAATTCTTTTCTATATAACTTTCCGACCTCGGAAAGATATCCGCACAATGGCACGCACTCTTGTTCGGGCAACCGAGAAAAGGGGTGAGTGGGACACTACTATCCATAGCGAGCACATCAAGAGAGCCCGAGTGGCACTCATCCTCACGGATAGATTCCCAGGCACCGACCCTGAATGGTTGTCCATCATCATAGAAGAGGCCGTATTCGATATGGAGGCAGATCGTGAACGATGCAAAAGTTGCGATGGAAGCAGTGGAAAGCTTGACCTTGGACTTGGCGCTGGACCAGATGGCAGCACGAGTGGAACAGACAGAGACGATAGTCACGAATATCTTAACAGTCTTGAGTCTGTCGGAGGGCGGGATGCCATCTCCGCCACCGAGTGGCCAAGATACGAAACTGGACCAGAGGATCTCGAGATTCCAAGCGCTGAATAGTCGGATTGACGGGTCCAACGATAATCTACATCAAATCATGCAGGAAGTCTCGAAGATATGAGACCTCCGAATGTTCAAGTCTTTACGAACGAACCGATGAAGATCAGTCACATTTCAGACGGTGCAAGGTTAGCTGTGTACGCAGTGGATGGTACAGAGATATATAACCGCGTACCATCCGAGGGTGAGGCGTTCGTTCGTATAGACTCGAATCAATACCCTGTGACAATCCGGGTGCGCAAAGAGGGATACGTACCACTTGTGCTGCACGGGCTTGAGAATGGGAATCTTACGATACAGCACCAACCGGAGGACATATGAAACCCGAAGATTATCTTGATGAGTTCCTGATTGAACTAAGGGCTCAGCTAGCATCAGATGATAAACGCTGGGGTGACACCTGGCTTAAACGGCCCAAGAAGGGCCAGGCAGATAGAGTGTATGAGCGCATTCGGGAGTATTACATGGATGCGCGGATGGCAGAGAAACTTCTCGATATGACTAAAGAGGAGCCGACGTTTATAGATTCTCTGCCTTGGCTGAAGATCACTGGGGAAGCTCTTATTGGTTGGATACGTGAGAGATACCCAGAAGAATTTCCGGAGCACTAATGGGAGCAATACATCGTGTAATACCCGCCGATAACGCAGGACAGGTATGGTGGTTTCATGGAAACTCAGGATCAGGAAAGACAAACCTTGCACTTCGATTTGACGTCCCCAATAAGATTATCCTCGATGCGGACGATCTGCGGGAAGTGTGGACAGACCTTGGTTTCTCTAAAGACGACCGTTGGGAACAGAATCTACGTGTCGCCAAACTGGCACGCTTGTTCTGGATCCAGGGATTCAACGTCGTCGTCTCAACCATCTGTCCATATGCGGAGCTACGTCGTGAGATACGGCAGATCCTCCCATCTGTTAAGTGGGTCTACGTAAACACACCTGAAAGTAAGCAGCCATCGAAGGAATATCCTTTCGAAGAAGGCGGATGGCAGAATGATTAAGGTACCATCGATACCGTTGAAGATAGAGTCACAACGGGAGATTACGTGGCGCTATATAGAAAAGTTTGAAGTTTGGAATTCCGACTGGCTCTATGCGCCCATGGACGACGACAGCAATGAGTATACATTTGAATGGACGAACACAACTGGTCAGCTTTGGATCAGACCTATGGAGGTACCAAATGTTGATATACACAGCGGGTCCGTATTCCCAGACAGCGGGAGCGGGAACAGTGGAGGAGAACATTCAACGAGCCAAGGATATATCCGTAATTCTGTGGGACAAGGGGTATACAGTCCTGTGTCCGCATCTGAACACAGCTGGGTTCGAGACGCTTACGCAGCTGTCCAACAAAGATTTCGTAGATCGGGATCTGGAGATGGTGGAGCGGTGTGACGGTATTGTGATGCTCCCATATTGGGAGTCGTCACTTGGCGCTGTGAGGGAACTTGAGTGTGCACGGAATGCAGGTCTTCAGGTCTGGTTTTGGCCTGATGTCCCTGACTATCTGGAGGAGGCGCAAAAATCGAGGTCGGTCAGGAAGGGACATCGATTGAAGCTGTTGGGCACACGATTTAGTAGGGCAAGAAGATAGAAGGTATAAACATTGTGTATACGGAGGTAGTATGAGCAAGGTTACTCCCGTTCCGAAGCCCAAGAAGAAACGGAAAGGGCGAGCAGTACGAAGGAATAAGTCCGTAGCGCAGGCGGCACGAGAGCGTGATGGCGCCTGCCTGTATGGACTGCTCTATCAGGACGGGTGCGTAGGTATGCTGTCTCCACATCACATTGTCAGCTTTGGGTCAGACCCACGCCAGGATGTATTGGAGAATCTAATCGTCCTGTGTAAGAAACATCACAATCAAGCAGAAGCCCACACTATTCCATCTATTACACTAAAGGGTATTCTGTATCATTTCTACGGATACGGTCCTGATAAGCCAGAACTTGCTATTCTGGACAATATACGTAAGATTGCATCCGAACACGGCCTGACATCAGTATTTAAGATTTCCCCTGATATGGTGGAGATCAAGTGTGTTGGGTTCGTCAGTCGGTTTCATCGTCGATACTCATGGGAGTTCATGGAGTCCCCGGAGTTTGCAAAGACACTTGAAACCGAACTAGCTTTTTCACAAAGGATATTCAATGGCTAAAAGAGGTCACGAAATAAATCTAGCGTCCGGTGTATTGTTCTCGCCACAGCAAGAACATGCTCGGCAGCAGAAGGCGCGGGCTAAATTGACTGTTGATTTGACCAAGCAGTTTATGCCCACCAAGGGTGTAAGCGTTGAATACTTTAAGCGCCCTAGTATGGTACATGAGTTCCACTTTGACTACAACGGCATGAAGGCGCGAAGAAGCATCGACAACGATATGATTCGCAAGGGTGGGCGTCAAGCAGCATGCAAAATGATGGAGAGCGTGCTTGGGGACTATGATATCCCGTTTAGTTGGGATGAGGTTCCGGACACCGCAGAGCCAGAGGAACGAGTAATTGTTGATAACGTTGGCGCTCCACCTGAGCGTTCGCGTGTTGCTCCTGATCCAACACAACCTCCGGCGCCACGGGTAGAACCAGAACCAGAGCCCGAAGAAGTAATGCCAGAGCCCGATACAGCGTGGAATCCTGACTGGACTATCGCTCAGCTTAAGTCATGGAGCAGCGAGAACGGCAAGCCTGTTCCATCGAGTATCAAGCGCAAGGGCGACATATTGGAGTTCATAGCACGTGAGCATTCTGACTGAAGCTGACGAGCAGTTGCTCGTAGCCGCTCTTAGGGAGAATGGTGGGTACAGTCTGGCATCAGAATGGTACTTGTACGGTACCAAGCCGCTTCCTAAGCAGTGGGGTTTTCACCACGCACCAGCTGCCAATGTGACATGGCTAGGTGGTATTGCGTGTGGCAAGACGCGTGGTGTCGCCGACTCGTATATGATGGACTGCCTGAGCATTCCATATTTTCAGGCCCTGAATACTTCGGTAACATCTGTTCAAGCAGAGCTGGCCTTTGAAATGGCCACGGAATGGATTGAATCTAATGAGCGTCTTGAGCACCTCATCGACAACGTTTCCCTACGACCTTACCCACAAATTGACTTCAAGAACTACTCATCTTGGATATTCCGTACTGCAGGTAAGGACGCACGTTTCATACGTGGACAGGAATTCGACCGTATTAATTACGATGAGGCAGGACTCGACTATGACGGAATTTCTCTTAAGACTCTCCGTGGACGACTTAGAGGTATCCGTCTGGATGGATCCACTCGAATGGCTCGCCTCGACGTTACTACATCACCTACGGATGCTCCCTGGCTCAGGGAACGTTTCTATAAGGGCGATTCCTCCCATCATACCGCGGACCTTGAACACTATAACAGCATACGGTCAACGATCTATGAAAACATCCATCTAACTAAACAGCAGATACACCTCATGGAAGCTGACTACACTGACGAGATGGTGGATGTCGAACTGCTAGGTATGTTTCCGGATTATGGTATGACTACTTTTCCAAGAATGCATGTGGATGCATGCACAGAGCAAGCACTTAATGATATGATGACAGAGGCCACCCGACCAGAGACTGGTAAGCCTAAACCCGGGTGGAAGGTTGAGGTACACCCACGTCATGGTATCACTCATTTTGAGATGCCACCCGAGCAGGAAGGACTGTATTTGTTGGCCGGGGACCCTGGAACAGGGGATCCACCCAAGCGTAACGCTGCCTGCAATCTAGTCATCAGGGTCGACAGAAAGCCCTGGACGGTGGTATACTTTGATTGGGTATACGGTCGTGGATCGTACAATCCATTCCTATCCTCTTTCAAATACGCGATTGATAAGTACGCCCCTGTCTATAAGGGGATTGACACGACCGGTACACAGAAAGCCATAGATGAACTTGCCTTTGAGAACGAAGGCATCATTGTAGACGGTATTAACTTTGCCAGTGACAAACAGGCCATGATTAACGCCCTCTCCATTGCAGTGACAAACCACTGGTTCCAATGGCCACTCATTAAGGGTCTCCAGTTTCAGATGCGCCACTATAGACGGGACATGGATACCAAGAACAATAAGCAGCCCCAGGATATCGTTATGACATTGGGAATAGCTGCTTTCCTTGCGCGCTATATGCCGGGAGAGATAACAGAGGCTGCTAACGTACGGCGCAATAATGGACGTCCGTCACGACGCACTAGATCCAGACGAGTTCGGAGAGGTCGATAATGCCTACTTATACATATATGTGTCGGGAGTGCAATACACTTTCCGACGTCGTAAAGTCGATGGAAGCTGATCATCCGGAGGTATGCCCTGCGTGCGGCAAGTCAGGCCTGTATCAAAAGCTATATGCGCCTGCCATTGTCTTTCGCGGGTCAGGGTTTTACGCAACGGACAAGGTTCTCGACGAAATCACCGACCCCGAATACCAACTCACCGACACAGAGCAAGTCGAGTACTACGACGAAAAGCTAAGACATGGTGATGATCGAAAGATCAGGGTGTTCACCTAGGAGGCAAAATGAAGTCCATTAAAGTTGGCCCGTATGAGTACACTATCGAGCTAACCGATACGCGCCCGGGTGGTTTTGACACTGCTCGATGGGGAGATATTCGACACGACTATCAGAATATAAGAATCCTTACCAATTGCAATCCATCGATTCAATTGACGGCCTTAATGCATGAATCACTGCATGCTATCGGATTTGTGTTGGGCACGCCATATCCCGATGAGATATTGGATCCACTAGCAGCTCAGCTCGTACAGTTCTTGCAAGACAACGGAGTGGACCTTAGTCCGCTGGAGGAGAAATTGGATGCGAATAGGACCTGAAGGACCCGTCCTCACGGCAAAGCAGGGAACGAATGCAGATCTGTTCCCCGACATCCTGAGACTGTATCTGGATGACGGCGCCGCGATATTGGACATGACATACGGGAATGGAGTATTCTGGAGGCAAATTGATGACGATAAATATGTTGTCACCAAGAACGATCAAGAACCTGGAAGAGGTGACCTCAACCATGATTTTCGGCAACTGCCGGCCAGTTGGGACGAGAGCTTTGACGCAGTCGTTCTCGATCCACCGTACCTTTACACTGGGGGATTTGCCACACTTCGAGATTCGATTGACCGGGGTTACCGTAACAGGGAACGAGCGAGATCTGGTATACATGGTGTCGCCGCCGTTCATCAAATGTACGCCCAGGCGTTCATCGAGGCTTATAGGGTACTTAAGAGGAAAGGCTTCCTCATTACGAAATGCATGGACCAGGTGATGTCAGGCAAGCAGACATGGATGCATCTTGAGCTGCAGAGACTGGCGGAAATACTGGGATTTAAGAACAAAGATTTGTTTGTAATGGTAATGAATGGTACTCCTACCATGCGTCACAACATCCAAAAACACGCGAGGCGGAACCATAGCTACTTTCTGGTACTGAACAAATAACTTGATTTCCGGTGTCGGAAAGGGTATAATCAGGAGTTAGAACATGGCTAAAAGTAAGAAATTGACATTCGAGGAGGGCGAGAAGCTCTTTCTTAAGGGCGCCGCTTTCCAAATCGTCAGTATGCGGAGTGGTAATCTACTACTGCGCGCCGTTGGCGGTTATGATATGGAAGATGATAAGATGACTCTGCGCCAGCCCGAACTGGAGAAAAAGAGTTATTCGAAGAAGTCTTCCGACGACGAAGCTGAGGAGTAAACTATGGCATATGTCCACTGGCCCGATTGGTCTGACCTCGGCGATATTAGTGGTGTACAGAAGAACTCTTGGGAATATACGTTTATGCTGCGTCAGCAGTACGCCAAGTACTTCACCGGCGAGATATTCGAAGAGCGCGTTCCACTAGAAGCAGGGATTGACGTATCTGAAAAAGCACCCCTGCTCTATCCTGTGGGCGTAAATCTGGTTAAGCTACTAGCATTTGCCCAGGCAGATTCCCTGTTCGGCGAGTGGGAGGAAGACATTGTCAGATTTCGTATCCGACAGGACGAAGAAGAAACTAAGAGCGGCGAAGAGACTATTAAGTTGTGGTCTCAGATCCTCACAGACAACGATGCCCAATCTATACTGCATGAGTGCGCAGTTGATCGTGAGGTTTATGGTGGCTGTGCCATCAAAGTTGCTCCAGATCTCGTCATGCCCGGACACATCCGACTGTCGCGCATTGATCTTAATTCGTTCTTCCCTATCTGGGATCCGGATGATCCCAACATTCTCTTGGAAGTATACGTCGCCACTCGTATGACCCGTGAGCAATGTAAGGCGAAGTACGGCTTTGATCCTGGACCAGATAAGGATGAGGTGTGGAGAATTGAACACTGGACTCCACAGTCTTATGAGAACAAAATCGATGACATACGTATTGAGGAGTTCTCCGGCGTGAATCCATGGGGTGTTGTACCCTTTGTGTACATTCCACGTCTCCGAACAACGTCATTCTGGGGCGATGCTATCACACCTGATATCATACCAATTCAGGACGAATTGAATATGCGACTTGCTGACCTGGGTGATGCTATCAACTACAACTCCCATCCAATTCGATGGGGCTTTAACATGCCAAGGTCATTTAACAACACGAACTTCCCAATTGGCCCTGAGTCCTTCTGGGACCTGGGACGAGTATTGGGAAACAACCCTGAACCAACTGTGGGGTTGCTAGAAGCGAAGAATCCCGTACCCGAGCCGTCCTTTAAGTTCATAGAGTTTATCTATGACTGGTCAAGGACTTCTGCCTTTGCTCCGCCAATTGCCTTTGGTGAGGATCAAGGTGGGGGACAACGGTCAGGCCGCACACTGGAAATCAGAATGTGGCCGCTTCTGCGAGCGACGCGTAGAAGTCGGGGCTATATGGCGAATGGTCTTAAGAGGATCATGAAAATTGCTGCACGGATCCTCGAGCAAAAGAGCTTCCCTAACATCTCCCAGCACGAGATTGCTCGTTCGGTAGATGGGACGGTAGTTCCAGACTTTTGGCCATTGATGCCGAAGGACCAGGCGGCGCTGGTTGACGAAGTAGTGAAATTGCTGTCAACTACGCCACCCGCGATCTCTCTCGACACAGCCCAAGTACTTCTAGGTCGCGGCCCAGCCGAAGTTGACCGGATCATGGAAATGATTGCAGATCCGGAAATTAAGGAATTCTTGCTTAGCGCGCAAGATGAGATGGGCACTCCTTCGAAGACCTCGGAGGTCTAATGCTTATCAACCCAACGGATGGGTACAAAGTAGCGTTTCCTACAGATGAACACTATCCTTTTCAGGATGAGAACGCCAGACATGTAGCGCTACAAATCGTGAGAGACTTTGACCCAGACCTGCTTGTTTGCGGGTCAGATGGTGTCGACTTCTATTCACTCAGTAGCTTTGATAAAGACCCCAAGCGTGCCTTCATGCTACAGCATGAAATCAACTGCTGGCAGGCTGGGATGCGGGATTGGATATCCGCAGCACCAAATGCTCGGAAGTTCTTTATTCCTGGCAACCATGAGGATAGACTGCGGCGCTATGTTTGGCGCCATCCAGAAATGGCAGGACTTGATGTTCTGAGTCTTAAGCACCTTCTCGGTCTCGAAGCTATGGGCATCGAGTGCGAGGAGGCAATAATCGGTGAAAACTACGGACAATCGGAAGTAGAGGTTGGTCCGCTAGTGGTAAAACATGGTACTGTGATACGAAAACACAGTGCCTACACAGCCCGGGGAGAGATGGAAAAAGAGTTCTATAATGTTCCAGTACTCTTCACCGGCCACACACATAGAGGCGGTACCCACATGGCAACGACCCGAAGTGGTATTGTCAGAGGGTATGAATGCTTCTGTTTGTGTGACACAAACCCTGCGTACGTAAATAAGTCGAACTGGCAGCAAGGCCTTGTGCTTGCGACAATTTATGGTACACTAGTACAAGTAGACGTCATTCCCTTCATGGAAGTGAACGGGGTGAAAAGCGCTGTTTGGCGCGATTCCGTCTACACGGCATAATGCGAGGAGGCATAATGTCCGAGACAACTGAAACAACGGTTGTTGAGCCCGTTGCTCCGGAACCTACTACTCCGACTCCGGAACCAACTTCAACAACCCCGGTTACTACCCAACCGGACCCGCCCAAGACGGACGACTCTTCTGACGAGGCTACAGTGCCACAGAAGCGGTTCACTGGGGCGATCCAAAAGATTCAAACGCTCACGGAAGAGCTTCGCACGAAAGACCAAGAGCTTGCTGCTCTGAACACTCGTATTGAGCAGTCGGACCAGCAAAAGGCGGTCAGAGAAGCGGAAGTTACAGCCGGGTACGGTGAGCGGGACAAACAACTCGAGGCTGCAATCAAAGATAAGCAATCGGTGGAAGCCGAGTCTCAACTGCTGAAAAATAAGATTCGAAAGATCGACATGGCGAAAGAGCTTGGACATCCTGAGCTCGTGAATATCATCGACACAATTCCGACTTTCGAAGATGACGACCTGCAGAAAAAGGCTATGGAAGACATCATTGGCTTCTCTCAAAATGCAGTCAAAGCACGAGAGGAGAGCCTGCTTGCGGGCGTTACTCCTGCTGTCTCGCCAACTGTCGTCGGAGATGCAAAACCAGCCTCAGATGAGGCCTGGGGTAAGGCTATCGAAGCCGAAGAAGATCCATCCAAGCGTCAGGCAATGTTTGACGAATGGTATGAATGGGGTCAGACGCAGAAGAAGGCCTAAGTAGGTAATACGGCTCCTCTTGTAATGGAGAGCCGACATGGCCGTTTATGAAACCGGAGCGATGTGGTCAACTACCCACCCAAGTGGGCAGCGTGACTATTATGAACAGATGCTCCTAGATACCCTGCGGACACAGTCGATCCTTGTTCCGTTTACAACGATGAAGGAAGACTTCCGCGCTCGGGATACTGGTACCATTATCTTCTCCGAAGTATATGATACCGATCCTAACTACAATGCTCTGTCAGAGACCGGCATCTGGCTAACAGGTTCATACCTGGACAGCCGATCCGTTCAGATTGGTCTTGAGATTCACGGTGACGTGCTCAAGATGTCTGACTACAACGAACTCGTTAACTTCTGGAACAACGGAGACCTACGAGGCCTCGTACGAGGCAAACTGGGCCAGAACCAAGTAGACTACTTGGATATTCTGGCTCGAAACGCGTTCCTAAGCGTTGACGACAGCTATAAGATCTTTACAGGTACCGCCAGTGCCGACCGTTTCGACGTTGCCCAGGTTGACGTTTTTGACCCCGACCTCGCAGAACTCGTAAGAGTCCACCTCGAGGAAAGAGAAATCCCCGGTGTTGTACAAGTAGCCGACAGCCCAGGTCAGGTTGTTGTTTGTGCAACGACTCCCCGTGTGATTTATGACATCCGAACTGCTGCCTCTTCAGGTAACGCTGACAGCTGGCTAGAAGTTCAGGAATACGAACAGACGGGCCGAAAGTTCACAGCCGAAGCTGGCATGTGGGCAGGCGTCCGATTTGTTCGAACCAACCGCCTAAAGCTATTCAATGCTGGTGTATCAGTTCTTGAAACAACAATCCCAACTGGTGGAGACACCGTTGTGGGCCAAGGTGCTGCAGCCACTGTTGATACTGTTTATTCAGTAGGTCAGTCCGGTGCAACAGCTTACATCGATGTTGCCGACAGCACTGGCTTTGTAGTAGGTGACGTTGTAACTATCTGCGTTGGTGGAGATGACGGAGCAGGCGGGCACCCAGCTGAGGAATCAGATGGTACCCAGGAAACACGCCGAATCATCGCTGTTGACTCAGGTGGCGCAAACCGGCTATCATTCGATAAGCCGCTTCTAAAGCCGCATGCTGCGGGCGCCTACGTTGTGAATGGTGTCGACATTTCAGCATCCATCTTCATGGGTGGACCAGCTGTTGTGTACGGTGTTGGCGAACGCCCACACCCAACAATGCCACCAAAGATCGACGACCTACAGATGGTCCAACGATACGGCTGGAGAGGTTTCCTCAAGTTCCAGATCTTCCGACCGGAATGGCTGGAAATTGTAGAATCCGGCGGTTCAGTTACGTAATTGGAGGTTCGCATGAATTGGGGTGAGATGA